CGATTCAAAAGCTCGCAGGTGAGGTATTTTCGAAACCGCTGACTCGATCGGATGACATTAACGAAACGGTTGATGAAATCCTCGATGATGTCGACAATAACGGCCACGACATAACCGAGTTTTCTTTTAAGTCATTTCAAAACGGCCTCCATAAAGGGATTGTTCATTTCCTTATTGACTATCCGCAAGTGAAGTTGAAGAAGGAAGGGAATGTTACGTACTTCTTCGATGAAAATGAAAAGGATCCGGAGCGGAAATGGAAACCGTGGACTCGAGCAAACGAGCGTGAATTGAACTACCGCCCGAACTGGGTTCATATCGATGCCGACCAAATCATCGGTTGGAGGACTGAGGTTAAGCAGGGCAAAGTCACTCTTACTCAGATTCGTATAAAGGAAACGACCGAAGAGCCTGATGGAGAATACGGTCAAAAGGACATTAACCGCATCCGCGTATTTACGCAAACGAACTGGGAGGTACATAAACAAAACGACGAAGGCGTTTACGAACTAGAATCATCCGGGACGAATAACCTTGGGTACGTCCCTCTTGTTACAGTATACCTTGGCGAAAAGATTCGTGAGATGGTTGTCGATCCTCCACTCGAGTCGTTAGCGGATTTAAACATTCTGCATTGGCAAAGTACGTCCGATCAACGTAATATCCTCCATTACGCTCGTTTGGTCATCTACTTCGGTAAGATGATGGATACGACAGATGGAAAGATGGTCGTGGGCCCAAATCGTTTCGTACTTTCGGATGAACCCGAAGCCGACCTCAAAGTCGTTGAGCACAACGGACGATCAATTGAAGCCGGTCGCCAGGACATCAAAGAACTGGAAACGCAGATGGCACTTTTCGGTTTGTCCCTCATGCTCCCGAAAACTGGAAATACGACCGCAACGGAACGAGCCCTGGATTCGGCCGAGAACGACAGCACCCTCAAGTCGTGGGCTCTCGCACTTCAACGTGGGATTAACGAATGTATTGAGATCACTGCTGACTATCTCCAGATTGAGCGGGAGAAGGCTGGGACTATTTCAATCAATACCGAATTCAAGTCATTCGTCATGGGTGTTGAGTCGAAACTTCTCCTCGATGCGGCCGACAAAAACATTATTCCGAAAGCAGTTGTAGTTGATGAGTTTATTCGTCGGGGTATTTTAAAAGAGGATACTGACCCTCTTGAACTTGAAACGATGCTTGAGAAGGAACGGCAGCAGTCAATGTCGTTCATGGAATCTTTCAATTCAGCCAGAACTCGTCAACCAAATACCGGAGGTGAAATGGCTCCGAATGAGCCCGGTATGACCGAAGATGAATAACTAACGTTGTAGTCATGTTTGAAACCCAAACACGAAGGAGGTTAACATGACAAATTTTGTATTGATTGGTGCGGCAGGTTATGTCGCACCAAAACACATTAAAGCTATCAAAGATAATGGCGGTAACTTGATTGCCGCACATGACGTTCACGATTCGGTAGGGATCCTCGATTCCTATTTTCGGGATTGTTACTTCACACCAAGCAAACCAGCATTCGAGACGTGGGTGTATGACCACAAAGATGAGATCGATTACTTCGTGGTATGCACTCCAAACTACATGCATTACCGCCATTGTTTGATGGGTCTGCTGAAGGCTGAGGCAAACGTTATTTGCGAGAAACCGGTTGTCCTTAACTTACATGATATCGAGCTTCTCCAGGATACGTGTAATCGAACTGGCCGCACTATTAGTCCAATCCTACAACTTCGTTACGGACTCGTTCCACAACCATTCGAACCTGGAAAGAAACCCGCGTTATACGTTCGTTACTATACACCCCGAGGGCAGTGGTATCATGAAAGTTGGAAGGGCAATCGCATGAAAAGTGGTGGGCTCATGACGAATATTGGGATCCACTTGTTCGATTGGCTTTTCCTTTACTACGGGAAAGTTCAGTCGTGTGAATTCGAGCTTTATACGAACGAAACGTGTAGTGGGTGGTTAAACCTCGAAAAGGCGGATGTTGAATTTCACATATCGATTTGTAAGTACATGCAGCCATCGAGACGGATTCGGATTTACCCGGAAGGGAGATTCGGTGATGAATTTGAGGACTACAGTTTGGCTGGCAATTTTAATGATCTTCATTCACACTCGTATGCGAAGATCCTTGAGGGTAACGGGTTTACATTGGAAGACTGCATTCCATCAATTGAGTTTGTAGAAAAGTTCCGCGAATTCGAAAGGACGATACGATAATGTATATAGCACCTAACGACGGGTTTTGTTTCATCCATATCAATAAGACTGGCGGCAGGTCGGCAGTGCAGTTTATGCAAACGAACGTTTCAAGTTTCTACTGTGCCGGCCTCCAGTTCGTTCACAAGCCATTGAGTCATGTGTGGAATCTTGCGAAGAAGTACGAACAGATTTTAACGATTGTTAGGAACCCATACGATCGTTATGAATCGTTGTACTCTTACCGTAGGACGAAGTATATGCGAGGGGATCGATCCGATCAATGCCAGGATGCTGAGGCCATGACGTTCCTGGAGTGGATGGATTTGATACTCGATAGTAGAGAGGTGCTTGATGGCACCCAAACGTCGTTTCTGGAGCCGTTTCCAGATAACCTTGTGATGCTGCCATTAGAAGACTTGCATTTAAACCTGTGTTTGTTCTTAGGGCTCGACCCAAAACAATACACAATGCCACATATCAACAAATCGATCCGGGAAGAAGTTGAGTGGACGGATGCATTACGGAGGGATGTGTATGCGGCCGAGCATCCTATTTTCGACAACTATTACCGGGACGAGATACCGTATCACGAGAAGGAGGTACCACTATGAAAAAACTTGCGTTAATTTGTTTGCCGGGACTACACAATTTTATCGATCAACTTGCTGACCACTTCACCAAGAAGTACCAGGTCGTCAAGGCCTATTCAAATCAGTTGGACCAGATATATCAGGTAATCCAGGGCGCCGACGTCATTTGGCTGGAGTGGGCAAACGAAATGGCGGTGCAATGCACGCGGATGTTACGAAGCCTCAACCTTCCGAAGAAGAAGATTATTGTCAGGCTTCATTCGTACGAGGCGCTTAACGTCAACTATTTAAAGCAGATGGACTGGGCGGTCGTAACCGACGTTATCTTCGTGTCTGAGTTCATTAAGGAATACGTCGAGGGAATCATTCCAGCTGCTCTAAAAAATCTCAACGTGCACATTATCCCGAATCCGATAGATCCAAGTAAGTTCGATATTGACCCGTATAAGTACGACACCGGGAGATTCGAGCATCGGGACAAAGTCGTGGGGCTCCTCGGGCACCTCAATAACAAGAAGGGAATCATGAATCTGTGTCACGCCTTCTATGCACTAAACATGCTTCCTGGAGAATCGATTCGTTTAAAGCTCGGTGGTACGTGGCAGGATCCCAGATATGAAACGTACTTTTGGCATTTCATGGATCACACTGACCTTATGAGCCTCGTTGAACAACAGCCCGTGGAATACGGCACCGCAAACGAGTTTTTCAAAGACGTCGATTTTGTGCTGTGTACAAGCCCGTGGGAGTCGCAGAACATGTCAGTGATGGAAGGGATGTTGTGTGGATGCCGTCCTCTAATTCACGAATTTCCGGGAGCCGATTTCCATTATTGCCAAGACACGAATGACTGGTTGTGGTTGACCCATGACGAACTTGTGAAGGCCGTATGGGATGGATCCATCGAGCCGGATGTGTACCGGAAGTACATTTCCGACAGGTACTCGTTTGACCTGATAATGCCGAAGATTCACGAGGTGATCGGATGAATCTAAACACGAAAAATTTCAAAGGACTGGCATTCGATATAGACGGTGTGGTTGCGAGGATTATGCCTGTTATACGAAGTAAGTGCGATGAAGTACTGGGTCGCACTTACGAACGCGAACTCGAAGATGGATTCGTCATACACAAGGCACTCGGGCTTGATACCGAAGATGAAGCCGAGGAGTATGTAGCACATTGCCTCAAGTCATACTGGGAAGAAATCGAAATTGATTCATCTGCTGAGGCATTAACTCGCGAGTTGTACCGGTTTACCGGGAGAGCAATTCCATTTGTGACTCATCGTCATCGTCATGTGTTAGGTGAGGAAACATACCGTCTTATCGAACGTTTCATAAAAGTCCCGTATACCATCGCATTTGCCGGCGGGACTAAATATCAAAACCATTGGAAGTGGTTATACATCCCGGAAGGTTATCATTTTGTTGAGGATAATCCGGGAGTTGCACATGACCTGAAACTGATGGGAATTTTTACGTGGTTGATTCGGACTGATTATAATAACCTTGATGACCTACCGAAATCAAGTAAAGTAGCTATCGTAGACGACCTTAGTTACATTTACGAATTTTACTTTGATTAGGAGATTACGAATGGACATCGAAGCTAACTACGATGAAGTGCGGTCAATTATCGAAGCAGCACATTGCAATGGATGTGAAGATGAAGGATGCGATTTTGATTTACGTATCGATGAGATAATGGACCGCCTCATCGAGTATGACCGGGAGGTATCATGAAACCATTTTTGTATATTGCCGGACTCTTTCGTAGCGGGACTACGTTAGTGCAGGAACTGTTGACGGAAAAAGATGTATCATTCATATTTCACGAACCTCGTTTTGGTGATGGCTGGTGGCAATTCCAGGAACATGATCGCAATTACTTACGTACTCATTGGAACCTTGAGTTGCCTGCGTATTTACCGAATGTAGGGGAGACCTGGGACTGGTTTCAAAAACAAGACATCCAAATCGGTGCGAAAGAAATCAGGAACGCGAAGGGTCGTTTCTATTACGATACGTGGATGGGAAACATGCGGTTTATCGTAGTTGACCGCGATCCAGCGGATGTGTTTATCAGTGCACATAAAATGATGCTCCGGTCGAACACCGACTTTACCTGGAGCCCGCGATACCTTCCATTCAACGCCGTCAACATTTACCGGGAACTGATCGAAGAAGTTCGTAATATCAATGCCATCTGGGAGTGGTGTCATCCAAAATGCCGTATGGTCGTCCATTATAAGGATGTCTGTGAAGGGAAAACAGAGGATTTATATGACTTTGCTGAATCCGATGTGCAGAATCCGGAAGTTGGATATTACCACTCAATCCTGACTCGTGGTAAATACGAGAATGGACTTCACGGGAATGAGATTACGAAAGCATCATTTGACTATGGCAAGTATTACGATAAACGGATATCGACTGAAGCCGTGAAACTTCGAAACTTACTCGATAGGGAGAAGGCGTGGCTCTAACACCTGAAGAACTACAACAAATGATCACCCTGCAGCGGCAGGTGGCTTGGCAGTACGACTTGGATGCGTTTACGACGAAAGAGCTTAAGCGCATTCAAGGTGCCGTCAATAAGGCAAAAGTAAATATCGTTGACTACATGCAAAAACGTGGCAGCGATATTGGTGCGTGGACGGGCGAGCGTTTAGATGATGTAATGAACGAGCTTGAGGCCTTGACGATTGGTGTTCAAGGACAGGTTACCGATGACATCAGTACGTTGTATTCGTCCGTTGGAGAACAAGCAATTGCAGCGCAAAACAATATGTTGAGCTTTGGGTCGAGAGTACCTGGGTTCAACTTCGTTGCGTTATCTGCCGCACAGTTAAAATCGTTTGCATCGACAACTCAAGTTGGAGGTCAGCAGCTCAACTACTGGGTAAAACGCGAGTTTACGAAGGCAATGCAAGAAGAGCTCCGCCGGGAAGTACTGGCTGGGATGTTACAAGGAGAAGGATATCCGCAATTCCTGAAACGGTTGGAAGGCCGATTCAATACATTTAACCGTCGTGAATTAACGACGTTAGTGAGGACCTATGTTCAAGACGCAAACGTACAAGCCCAGAAAGCTGTATATGCCGCGAACCCCGATGTGGTTCGTTTGGTTGAGTGGTCCGCTGTCCTGGAGCCTGGTTATATTAGGACTGGTCGTGGTACTTGTCCGAGGTGTGCTGCGCTGGATGGCAACCAGTATGATATGGATGACCATCCCGCGATACCACTGCATCCGCGGTGCCGTTGTATTCTTCTCCCTGTTACTGCGAGCTACCGAGAACTTGGTTTGGACATTGATGAAATTCAGAAGGCATATCGTCCATATACGATACGACCTAATAAGAATGTGGACACCGGGGGACGAAGGAAGATACTTGAAGTGGGGTTCCATCAAGGTTCGTATGATTCATGGTTTGCGAAACGTCCTCGATCGTTTCAACGGAATGTCATAGGACCAAAGCGCCTCGAACTCGTCGAGTCCGGGAAGGTGAAGTTCAAACAGCTCGTTAGCGAAGAGACTGGCAGGTTATATACGTTAGAAGAACTCCAGGATTTTATCGAAGATGGATTCCCGCCTCGCGGAGCCGCGAAGTTTGCGAAGATGCCTCCAGCCGAAAAAGAAGCCCTCAAGAAAAAGCTACTCGACAAAGGTCCGTATCCGGATTTGGATTCATTAGCACCGCTGAATGGTCGCGAAGTAAAGATGCTCGCGTCAGGGCTTGACATACCTACGTTTGGGCGGAACCGAATTGCGATTCAAGAAGACATTGTTAAATACTACCAAAAGAAAATCGTGAAACCACCTCCTGTCAGACCTCCGCCTGGACCGATAACACCTCCACCAACACCGGCGGTTGTCGGGATCGATGATTTAAACAAGATGAGTTGGTCTGAGTTACGCAAGTTTGGATCGCAACTCGGGATTAAGGGCAAGCACGGCAGGGACAAATGGAATCGATTAATCCTCGAAAAGGTGGGTGGAACTTCGAAAGTAGTTAAACCACCAACCGTTGTGAAACCTCCACCAGCACCATCCGTTCCTGATTACAAGAATATGAGTTGGAAAGACGTTCGTGCTTATGCGCGCGACCTGGGAATCAAGGGAAAACACAAGCGGCCGGAATTGGAGGGTTTAATTGCAGAAGCGCTTGAGAAAAAAGGGAACCCAAAAGTGGTACAAGCTGCAGTTGAAAAGGTTGTTTCACCGAAACCGGCGAAACTCAATCCATTACAAGCATATCAAAAGCAGGAAGCGGAATATAAACAATTTTTCATAGACAACCCGGAATTCAAGCCATACGAGAAGTGGCGAAAGAACAAGAAGTACCATCAGGCATTCAAACAATCACATACGTCAAGTGCGTTTAAAGACGCGGCACCTGTACTTGCACAGAGGCAGCGGCTTCTTTCGGCTCGGGCAGATTGGATGCGGTGGTTGAAGGAAACGAATTACGATGAGTGGGTTCTCGAGCGTAAGAATATACTCCGGAAACAAATCAAATTTAATTCGAACCCGCTGAATCCGAATAAAATTCCGAAGGGATCCCGTCAAGAAAAGATGATTGCTCGTGCGTTTAAAGGTACGCAACATATTGATGATGGTTTATTCATCGAACTTGATAGTTCCGGATTAACGTGGGAAATACACGAACCTTGGAAAGTGACGAAGGTTGGACAAAAGAGGCCTCGTGCGTTTTATAGCGGATATAAGAATCAAATCAGGGTGTACGAAAGTGACGACTATATAACGTTCGCACATGAGTATGGACATGGCGTTGACAAATGGTTGTCGGGACAAAGCTCAAGTTGGGGCTCTGATTCTGGGAGGTTGTGGACTGACAATATGATTGCGTCGAGGAAGGACGCAAAACTCTACCGTAAACTATTTGACAAACAAAAAACAGGTCAGATTGGAACGTACGCAAATGGAGATGGTGAGTACTGGGTCGGGGATTGGATTCGCGATTATGAAGGACGTATTTACGGCGGGAGAACGGGACGAACCGTAGGTGAGCAATTCTGGGCAATGGGGTCGCAGCGATATGCACAGTTTTACGACCAATTAGACCGTACCCGCCGTGCCGGACAACTTGGGGATCTTACCGATATCAAGAAAAAATTTGAGGCGGCAGAAAAGGAATATTACAACGCACAGCGCCGATACGGGTTGACCGCACAAACAACGAAAAAGGCAAAACAAGAAGCTCTTCAATACCGTCAAATCCTCGAGGATGCTGAACGGGGCGTTAAGTCCGCAAACCCAGAAGACTTCGCGGTTAAGACAACCGAATGGGGTAAACAGGTAAACAGGTATCCGGAGTATGCAAAGCTACAACGCCGGTTATACGAAACGAAGTGGGATCATAGGAATGATCCGTTGTGGAAACATATAGAGGCCGAAGAAGCGAAGTGGTTGGACCAAAAAGGTTTATCAAACGTCGAAAAGGCGAATGTAGCTGCATCGGAATTTACAATTCCAGAAAGAGTCGTTTCGGATTTTAAACCGCCAGATTTCCCGGTAGGGGATTTAGGTGAGTTCGAAGTAGACGCACTCGCCACATACACGTTACATTCGAAAGAAATAAATAGACTTCTTCGTTCCGGAAAATCTTTTAAAGATGCAGGTTTATACCCGAGGTTGATTAAAGGGATTGATTCTGCTGTTAAGAAATTGCCGTCGTACAAGGGAAAGGTATATCGTGGCTACCACGATTTTTTTATGAAAAAGGGACGAATCAATTTTTACAAAGCATTAGAAGAGGGTGCCATATTCGAAGACAATTCGTGGATGAGTTCATCACTCGACCCAGCCGTTCCAGATAAGTTTGGAATTGGGAAGGCTGATACCATCTTTGAAATTAATGCGAAGAATGCGAAAGTAATCCAACCATACTCATCTCAGTCGAAGAAGGCGGAATGGGAGGTTATGTTCAAACGGGGTACGAAGTTCAAAATTACGAAAATTGAGAGACGAGGAAAACAACTATACGTTACAATGGACGAGGTATAACGATGAAATTACAATTATACAACGAAGAAGGGGACGGACTTGGACATATTGAGTATAACGACTCCCAGAATTACCCAAACGTAGGATTTGAGGTCGTGCTGAAAGGGCGCCCGGGTGATCGAAAGTCAGTTGTCGACTATTTGACGACTCGCCGTTCCTTTGATATACCTTACACATCGGACGTTACCGATCAATACGACACATTTGTCGCACTCCCAACTGCACAAATCGACTATTTCGAATTGGCGCTTTGCGAGCTCGGGGAAAGGCTCGGAATCTTTTTAACGAAATAGCATCTTTTTTCTCTACTCCTATTGATTCTTAACACATTCTGAGTACAGTCACTACAGACGATCGAAGTACGTATTTATTCGAGTTTAATGACACAAGGTTTCGTGCATGAAGCACAACGCATTTGGATGCGAAATCCATTTTTTTTTGAAAGGAGACGAGAAGTCATGAAATACAAAACAATCGTAGATGGTGACGGCAAGGTTATCGGAATCGCAATGGATGCGAAGGGAAATCCCATAGTCATTCAGGAAGGTGCGGGTCCGGAAGGTGAAGACAAAGAGATTGGACTCGATGCCATTCATCTATATTCAAAGGTGCCGTCATTGCAGGAGGAGGCAAAAAATCATCGACTGACCGCTAAAGGCTACAAAGAGTTCATGGACGCATTGGAAGCGGCCGAGGTTGACGTCAGCGACGTGGCCATGTTTAAATCGTGGGTAGAAGAGGCAACCGGCGCCATCGGCACCGTACAAAACCTGGACGACAAAAAGTTGATTGATGCGAAGGAAGTCGAATCCGTCAAGAAACAGGCCGTCGAGGCTCACGAGAAGAAGGTCAAGGAGCTTGAGGTCAAGTTCAAGAAACAAATCGAAGCGGGCGAGAAAACTAAAGCAGCACTCGAGTCCAAAATTTTCGATTTGATGGTGTCCAATAAATTCGCGACGTCAAAGTTCGTGAAGGAAAAACTCAACATGCCTTCGAAGGTTGCGAAAGCTTATTTCCAGGATAATTTCAAAGTGGAGAAGGGCGAGGATGGTGATTACCACGTTGTTTCGTATTTCAACGGTGATAAATTGTTCTCCGAAGAGCGCGTAGGTGAGGCGCCGGATTTCGAAGAGGCGCTTGGGCTCATGGTTGCCAGGGATTCCGACAGGGATTCACTGATGGTTGGATCCGGCAGTGGCGGAAGCGGCGCCGGTGAAGGCGGCAGTGGCGGCGGACATGGGAACTCGAATCAGAACCCGTTTATTAAAGGACCGTATTTCAATTTGACCCAGCAGGGCGAGATCATGAAGACCGATCCTCAGCGCGGACAAAGACTGTTAGCCGAGGCCCGGATCGTCAATGAAAACAATGCCAAAAAGTAAGCCCGGTAAGCGGGTCGAACTGCTGACATAACTAACTTTTTAACTTTATAGGAGGATTATTATGCCTGGACAAGGACCGACCCGCGTAGCCGACATAGTTGTTCCCGCAGTATGGGTTCCCTATGTTGAGGAAAGAACCGTTTACACTTCCCGCCTCGTTCGAAGCGGGATCGTCGTGCCCGACCCCGAGATGAACGTCTTGGCGTCCCGTGGCGGTAAACTCATTAACATGCCGTTTTTCAAGGACCTGACCGGCGATGACGAAGTTCTCGGAACCGGTACCGGTGCCACCAACAGTTCCCTGACCCCCGACAACATGACCACCGGTCAGGATATCGCCGTACTTCATATGCGTGGTAAAGCGTGGGGTTCGGAAGATATCGCGGCGGCTGTTGCCGGCGACGACCCGATGGCTGCCCTTGGAAACATGGTTGCCGATTTTTGGAACCGTAAAGAGCAGGCACTGTTGATCGCAACCCTGACCGGTGCGTTCAGCGACAATGCTGCCAACGATTCCGGCGACCTCGTCAACGACATTTCCGTCGGTGGCGGAAGTGCGGCAGGTACGACCAACCTGATTCACGGCGATGCCGTGATCGATTCCATGCAGAAACTGGGCGATATGTCCAATCAGCTGACCGCCATGTGCATGCACAGTGTGCCGTTCAGCCGCCTGCAGAAGAACAACCTCATTGACTATGTTGAGGAGTCCGACGCGAAAGTGAAGATTCCTTTTTACATGGGTAAAGAGGTCATCGTGGATGATACCTGTCCGGCGGTTGCCGGTGGGACCTCCACCAAGTACACGACTTACCTGTTCGGTATGGGTGCCATTGCCCGTGGTGATGGTTCTGCCCCGACCCCGGTTGAGACCGACAGGAACAGTCTGGCAGGTTACGACTTGCTGATTCATCGTCGGCATTTCCTCCTGCACCCCAGAGGCATCAAGTTCACGAGCTCCAGCGTTGCCGGACAGGCTCCGACCAATGCAGAGTGCAAGAACGCGGCCAACTGGGATCGGGTTTACCAGAAGAAAAACATTCGGATGGTCAAACTCGTTACCAATGGATAATCGGTGGCTGAACTGATTATCGTTCTACCTCCTTCGTGATGGCGGCGCGTAAGCGCCGCCTTAACAAAGGACCGACCTTGTACTCAAGGCAAATCGATTCCAAGTCGGTTTGCCTTTTCTTTTGGCAGAAGTTCAATATACTAATCTTAACGCACAAGGAGGAATTTATGGGCGCAACGACGTTTATGGAATACGAGAAGGAACGAGCTGCGAAATTGGCTGCAGCGGGTGAAACCGAGGCTGCCGCGAAAGCAATGAAAGAATCGAACAAGTTCAACCCGAACTTGAAACATATGACACTGGGCGACGAAGAGGAAATGAAGGAACGGAAAGAAGCCGCCGCGAAGGCCGAGGCCGAAAAGTCGAAACCGAAGCGGAAGAAACGTTCCAAGAAAGTTGAAATCGACCTTGATGGTGATGGCGATCCCGACGTTGTGATCACGTCCGATCAGGAATAATCATAGGGGAGGTCAAGTAACATGAGTTTAATCATTGAAGATGGATCCGTAGTAGCGGGTGCCAACAGTTACTTTACGGCCGCAAGCGCCAGTTCGTATCTGGGAACGAGAGGTACGTACTTTTTAAGTGCCTCAACCGCAGAACAGGAAAATGCACTTATTGAGGCCGGCATGTACTTGAACTCCCTGCCATGGCGCGGTACGAAGAAGACCCGCGATCAAACGATGGAATGGCCTCGCCTTTATTTTTACGATTCGGATGGATACCAGTATGCAAATGACGTTGTCCCAACAAGAGTCAAATGGGCTCAAGCCGAAGCCGCCGAGGAATTTTTAGCTGGGAATACGTTACTGACGACACTTAAACCAACTGACCGGATTAAACGCAAGAAGATCGACGTACTTGAGAAGGAATATTTTCCAAGTGCATCCAGCGGGAAAACGAAGTTTCCGAAGATCGATGCGATGCTGAGGGGACTATTAACGACTTATGGCGTGATTGCGAGGTCCTAATGGCAACCGATTGGGCTCAGGAACAATTAGATGCGTACAATGACATTCAAGAAGATGGTGCTTCGGTTCGTGTTATCAGTTCTACAGGTGGGACTTATAATCCTATTACGGAAGCTGTATCGTCTGCAGGAACGGCAGGTACCGATACTTACGCAATTATCACGACGGTCAAAGACGAAGACGACGTTAAAGTCGGGCTCTACAAAAGCGAACCAACGAACGTTAAAAAGGGCGATAAAGTATTTTTAGTCCCAGCCTACAACTTGTATGACATCGTAGAACCAGCCGCGAATCAAGAATTCACGATTAAAGTAGGTTCGAAGACTTACCGTATTATCGCAGTTGATTCAATAGAGCCTGGAGGTGTGCCGGTACTTTATCGCGTTTACGG